ACGGCTTTGACGAACACTCTTAGCCTGTTCAGCATCTTTCTGAGCCTTGTAAACAGTCTCATGCTCAAGGGCTGTAGTTGTTACGCCTTCAACAGTAGTATCTACAAAGACAGGGCCAAGCACATACTTTGTGTACCACTTGCCATCAACTTGCTCAACACCAGAGGCTTGAGAGTATTGGTAAACAGTACCGCCTGTAGCTTGTGGGCCTTCAAAGACTACATCAGCACCCAAAGCCTCTAAGACTTCAGTTGTTGTTGTTTCCCATGATGGGCCACCATTGGCTTTTGTGTATGCGCGAAATTCTGCTTCGTACATTACTTCGCCTGTTTGTGTTCGTATTTGCATGATGTTCCTTATGCGATAGCCAAAAAGATATATGTTCCACCACTTGCATTGATAGCGGCTGGCGCAGTAGAACTAATCTCAAACCCTGCGCTGTATGTGTCGATGTAGTCTGTAGAGGTTACTTGAGCAGATTGGGTGTTCAAAAGTAAGTAAGGGTCATTACCACTTACGATTCCTCGTGCCGTATCCCATACATACCAGTCACCAGTTGAGTCTGTACGCTTGATTAGGATAAACCTTGCACCTGCTGCGAAGCCACAATCGATTTGCTTTGTAGTAGCTGTGCCTGTGTAGCTTCCTACTTTGGAAACACCTGCACAAGTTGCAAATAGGTAGGCAACATGAGTTCCACCTGATTGGCTTAAATAACTACCCACAGTAAACTGGGTTGATGTTGGCGTTGTATCGTTCCAAATGTTTATCCAATAATCTACCGCTGTTGTATAGTTTAAATTCACATATCCACCATTGCCAATAAACGATGTGTAAACAAACCAAGCCCCCGCTGTTGTTGAATCTCTACGTTTAACAATCATTAACTCTGGGACAGCACCTAAGTTGTGGTTTAAAGTTAAATTACTTCCAGTCCCTGTATAGCAAACCTCATCAAAGAAGCTGGGGGCACGTCTGAACATCCAATTTGCATATATGTTTCCTGATGAAACTCCGTTAATCCATTCATTGCCATCTAAACCAACAGTTACACCAGTATTGTCAAAACTAAGCACAGAGTCTGTAGATGACATTTCTGCGGCAGTTGTATAAGAACGTAATTGAATAAATTTCCCACGCAGTCTGTCCCACCAAGCCGCACCATAAGCTAAGTTACTAGCTTGAGCAACAATTAAATCAGGTGCAAATCCTGCCGTAATTGGCGTGACTGTATAAGTTCCCGAACGAGAAACAGGCGCAAACACACTAGTCCCACTCGTAGGCACTTTCATCGGGCCTCTGCGAATGGCTATGTAGACGTAGGTTCGGCTTGCCCCGTAATTACCAATACTTTCAAAGCCCGTTGATGTTGGCCCTAAGTCATTGGTAGCTGAATTTTCTACGGCTGAAGTGTTTGGTATAAGTCTTGCTGTTGCCGCTGTTGGTTGTGTTACCAATCCACGCATATTGTCAAACATCTGCCAATCTTGAGCATTGCTAGAACATTTAATCATCATCCATTGTGGTTCATATCCAAGATTGACGCTAAAACTACCACCCGCATCAGTAGTAAACGACCCACACGAAATCACATTGTCTGTACCAGTTAGGCCAAAGCCTCCTGCGTTACTTGCAAACAAATATGCAACAAACGTGTTTCCTGAACCGTTAGTGCTTCCGCTTGTACCAACAGTAAATTGAGTGCTTGTTGGTGCTGTGTTATTCCAAAGGCTTGCGGCTGAATCAACTGCGTCTGTGGCATTTAAAAGTAGGAATTTGTCAGCACCGCCTAGTGATGAGTGATAAACAGGCCAAATAGACGTATCGCTTGTTTTTTTAACGATAATGCAAGCGGGTGTTGAACCTAAATTGTGAGCAATGTTTTGAGCAGATGCCGTCCCCGTATAAGTCACAACATCAAAGAACTTTGGTTGTTTTCTAAACGACCATGAGACATTTAAATCGGCACTTACATTCAAACCTCCTGCTGTACCAAGAGAAAAACCATTAGTATTAAAAGCCGTTAAACTATTTGCGGTAGATGTTTGTGCGTCTGTTGTGTTTGTAAAAAGTCTATTGTTTACACCACGAACAGTATCAACTAGGTTATGGTAAAAAGTGGTAGTTCTACTTTTAATCCAAACCAATCCACCTTTTGTAGACAAGTCAATGCCATTGGTAATTGTCTGTGTAGAGCCATTGCCTGTATAAAGAAATGTGCTAAACACATCCTCAATGTAGTTAGCCGCTACAGCCGCCTGTGCAAACTCACCAAAGCCTTGAGCAGAAGCCGCACCCCTTGTTTGTACTAATGGCATGGTCTTCCTTTAAGCAAACTTGGTCTGTGAAGTGAACACAGTAAATGCCGCATTGCCCGTCTTGACAATGGTGTACATATACACATCAACTGCACTTGCATTACCAGCCGCATACGCTGTACCGCCCTGATACTTGGGGGTCACAGTTGAGCCATCTACCTGAACCACAGAGTTATAGTAAGCAGTAGCACCGTTGGTCACCAAGAAAGCCACAGTCACAGACTGACCCGTAGACATGGCAGTGTTTAAAGAAGTACCTGATGAGGCTCTGAAGTTCACTGTCCAGTTTGCACTTGCGTTGCTTGTGAAATAACGAACAGATTGAGTTGTGATGTCGTAATTGATTGTGCCTGTAGCGGCTGTGGCTTCTACAGTGGCAACCTCTGCCGCATTGCTCAAGACTTCTGCAAGCACTGAAGATGAGCCAGCAAAGGTCTTTGTGCTTGTAAAGGTCTGGGCTGTAGATAGACTTGCCACATCAGACAAGGTGTTACTTCCAAATGCAATGGTCTTGTTTGTCAGCGTTTCTGAACCCGCCAATGTAGACAATGTTCCCGTTGTGGGGAATGTGACGTTTGTTGTGCCTGTCAGAGTCCTTGTATACGCAAAGTTGCCAGAGCCTGTGACTGTCATGGCAGCGTTGTTTGCTACCCCTGTACCGCCTTGTGCGGGGGTTACTGCTGTACTCGCATCAAGCAGTCTATACCAAACGCTACTGTGAGCAAAGTACATTGCACCATCTGAGTGACTGTGGGCAATAGCCCCGTGATAAGTAGCCGCAGAGGGGAAAGCCGCTTGGTTGGCATAGTAGAAAGGAATAACAGACCCAACTTGAGGGGCTGTAATTGCACCATCGTCAGCAACAGTAACCAAAGACGTTTGAACTAACTTGCCAGTTGTGCCATCGTATCGTGTGATGGCATTGTCTGTCGCAGAGGCTGGGCCGACCACATCGCCTGTGCCACCAGAAGCTGCAATTGTTATTGAGCCTGTGCCATTGGTAATTGTTATGCCTGTTCCAGCAGTTAATGTTGCTTTGGTTAAGGTGTTACCTGTAGTGTTACCAATAAGAAGTTGACCATTGGTATAAGAGGTTTCCCCTGTACCACCATTAGCAACAGGCAAAGCTGTTCCTGAATAGGTTATTGCTAACGTGCCAGAGGTTGTTATTGGCGAACCAGATATGCTTAAAAGGCTTGGTACTGTTGCCGCAACACTTGTTACTGAGCCTGATCCACCAGATGCCGCAATGGTCTGATTAGGCCAAGTACCTGTAACAGTTACGTTTGTTCCCGCTACCAAGCTAGGAGTTGCCGTTGCTGTGCCACCATTTGCTACGGGCAGTAAACCTGTTACACCCGTAGTTAATGGAAGACCTGTTAAGTTTGTTGCAACACCACTTGTAGGAGTTCCTAAAACTGGTGTGACAAGGGTTGGTGATGTAGCAAACACCAATGCGCCAGAACCCGTTTCATCAGTAATTGCAGCGGCTAGATTAGCACTAGAGGGTGTTGCCAAAAGAGTTGCTACACCAGTGCCCAAACCACTTACGCCCGTTGAAATAGGAAGACCCGTAGCATTTGTTAAGACTGCCGCACTCGGTGTACCAAGGGCAGGGGTTACAAGTGTTGGCGAGTTTGACAACACTACATTTGTTGTGCCTGTAGAGGTTGTAACTCCTGTACCGCCTTGAAGGACTGTTAAAGGTGTTGTAAGTCCAGTGAGTGACGTAATGTCAGAGTTAGCACCACTTGCGGCCACACCAAGATTAGTTCTTGCATTAGCGGCTGTAGAAGCACCAGTACCGCCATCAGCTACCGCTAAATCGGTGATGCCCGTGATCGTACCGCCCGTAATTGCGGCAGCAGAGTTATCTGTTTTGGTTGCAACAGCAGTAGCAATATTATTAAACTCTGTGTCAATCTCCGCACCCTTAACAATCTTGAGAGGATTGCCAGGCGTAAGATTATCTTTGGTTGCAAAGTTAGTGGTTTTTGTGTAATTACTCATGGTTTACCTCTTAGGCCATTTTGCCATCTTTGGCTTGAATTTCAATCTTTTGCAATGAAAAGGATACAGAATTTATTGTTGCTTCATAACCAGTTTGAACAATTTTCCCCGCACCTGAAGCATTTGCTTTTAGTGTCTTGATAGCAATGCCAGCGTTGTATTCAGCCACGTTGTATTCAGCTACTCCATACTCATAACTTGCTTGAGTTGGAATAAAAACATTCTGTGCTTGATAAGCACCTGAATAATCAAAGCCCCACTTAATCGTTAAGAACTGGTTTGAGCCACCAATCACAATTGCTGAAATGTTTTTTAGAATAGAAATCTGGTTTGGATTTCCAAGGTCAGCATTGTTGGTGTAATAGACAAATTGATAAGTTGTGGTGTCATCAATATGACCACTATACTGTCCAATAAAGCCATTTTTCCCAATGTATAAGTCACCATTACGAAGTGATTTTAAAGATTTGGGAGCAATAGAATCCCATTTAGTAACTCTAAAAGCACCATCCTGCAATGTTTGCTTAGTGTCAAAACAATAGACTACAGAGGCAGCAGGTAAAACAAGCAAGTAAAACGCTTCTTTTTCTGAGTAAACAGATTTTATATTAACCAATGATTCACCAACTAAAGATGAATTTAGGTCAAAACGAACATTCTTAGAAATGTCTCTTAGGGGTGCAGACTTTTCTTGGATAGTCCTCATCAAAGATCGAACACCTGAGTCTGACAAAAACACAACATCAGAGCCAATGCTTTGAATCGTATCCCTTGCAATACATCCAATAGAGCCTACTGTGTCGCTAAGAACGAGAGAGGCAGGGGTAGAAGCACCAGAGTAAACAAGAATCTGTCGTTTACCAAAGATAAACAAGAAATCATTGTGAGCCGCCAAGCCCATTACTTCATCCGCACCATTAGGCCAAACCCGTGAAACATCCAATGTTCCTGAAGTACCACCGCCCCACACATGACCTGCTATCAGATCAGAGAAAGAAACAGTTACTTTTTCGGAAGCAGTATTAGCTACCCACAAGCGACCAAACGCTGAGATGGCAATGTTGGCAGATGGAACTGTCCCAACATAGCCTGATTTCTCAGAGACTCTTCTGAATGTGGTAATGCTTACAGCTGGGTCATAGATAAGAGGATCGTGACCAGTTTGAAAGAAGTATGCAATGCCATTTAAAGATGCACATTGCCAATTAGATGCAGTAATGGTTGGAGCAGTACCGCCACCACCATAAGTCAATTCAGTAACCGCATTAGCAGTACCAAGTTTGAATAACTTGTTATTACCCGCAAACAGAATAGTCAAAGCACCATCGTTTTGCACTAATTCATGAATCACACCCACATCATTAGCACCTAGATTGCCAGAAGAGGGATTAACCCTTGTGTAGCCTTTTCTAGCACCAATTCGACCATACTGATCCAAGATGCAATTAGTTGCAACCAAAGCAAAGCCAGCCCCTAAATCAAGAGGTGAGTCTTCAGTATTTAGGCCATAAAAGCCTGGTGCTGAAAGACTGTAACTTTGTAGAGGCTTAGACATTAGACCGCCACAAAGTTGTCTTCAGGATAACGAGTACTTTCCAATGCAATAGCGTCAGAGAGCATTCCACGGAACAGAGCATAGGCTTCAGAAGAAGCAGTCCCACCATCTTCACCACGCTCAATCAACCCACGGGCATAGGCACTTTGAGCAACCAAGTAGTCCAAGACCTTGACTGAAGTGCCATCAGCAGACAAATTAGCCTGTGGGATGGTTAGATCAAACTTCAGTGTATACACGCCATCAGGAACAGGAAACAGGTCAATCTTTGTGTCTCCACTACCATCTACCCCGTTAAAGCAGAACTCGCTAGGAATAGACTGTGAAGGTGTGCCAA